GAACGCCTACAACGAGGCCAAGCGCACTTACAACCGCGCCAAGATTTGTGAACTGTGGGACAAGGAAACCGAGAGGGTGTACTGGTTCTGTAAGGGAATGCCGCAGATCATTGATGTGCGTGACGACCCGCTCGGTCTTGAGGGGTTCTTCCCCTGCCCGAAACCGCTTTTTGCCACGACGACTAGCGACACGCTGGTGCCGGTGCCTGACTTCCTGCTGTACCAAGATCAGGCGATGGAGTTGGACATCCTGTCTGACCGCATTGATGGCTTGGTCAAGGCGCTGCGTGTGCGTGGCGTGTATGACGCCAGCCAGCCTGCGCTGCAACGCCTAATGACGGAGGGCGACAACAATGCGCTTATTCCAGTTGATAAGTGGATGGCTTTCAGCGAGAAAGGCGGCCTTAAAGGCAGCATTGACCTTCTCCCGCTGGACACGCTCGCCAACGCCCTCCTCAACTGCTACCGAGCAAGAGAGGACATCAAGTCCCAAATCTACGAAATCACGGGTATCTCGGACATCATCCGTGGGACATCCTTCGCGTCGGAGACTGCGACAGCGCAACAAATCAAAGGGCAATACGCAGGATTGAGACTGCGCTCCATGCAGGAGGACGTAGCCCTGTACGCCTCTGAATTGATACGCCTCAAGGCACAGGTCATGTGCCGACACTTCCAGCCCGAGACGATCCTTGCCTACGCCGCTGCGGGGCAGATGTCGCCAGCGGATCAACAGTTGATCCCGCAGGCGCTAGAACTGCTGAAAGATAAGCCGCTGCGTAACTTCCGCGTGGACATCGCTGCCGACAGCCTTGTGATGCTGGACGAAAACCAGATGAAGCAAGACCGTATGCAGTTCTTGCAGGCATTTGGTGGCTTCCTCGCACAAGCCCTGCCGGTCGGTCAGGCCAGCCCGCAGATGGTGCCGATGATGATGGAGTTGCTGCGTTTTGGTATGCAGGCGTTTAAGGCCGCAAGACCGATTGAAGGGCAGATTGACTCCACGTTGCAGCAGTTGCAGCAGGCCGCCGCCCAACAGCAGCCCGATGGCGAGCAGCAAGGCAAGCAGGCCGAGTTGCAGCAGAAGGGCCAGATGGAAGCGTCCAAGATGCAGATGGAATCTGCGCTCACGCAAGCCAAGTTGCAGCATGAGATGCAGATGGAACAACTGCGTAACCAAGCCAAGATGGCGATGGAACAGCAGAAGATGGACTTTGAGGCACGCTTGAAAGCGGCAGAACTGCAACAGAAGCAGGCTGCTGACCGTTACAAGGCTGACCTTGACGCCCAGACCAAGCTCATCATCGCGCAGATGGGCAAAACCATGCCAACCCCCTCATTTGAGCAATGAAACGCACTTACGTTTTCATAGACGGCGAGTTTGTAGAGCGTAAGAAGGACGCCAAAGGGCGTTATCACTACGTCATGCCCGACATCGTGCCGTACAAAAGCATGATTGACGGCAAGATGGTCACCTCACGCTCGGAACACCGACGCCATCTCAAGGCCAACAACTGCATTGAGGTGGGCAACGACGACCCGAGCAAGCACATCAGGCACGAAAAGCCCGTAGACACGCGGCTTGAACGCATCAAGCACATCGTCAACACCCAAATGACCAACGAGCAAGCAGATCGCATACTGCGCGACCTGCGCCAACACGCGAATTTCACCAATCCCCACAGGAGAGGCTAACGTGGACGAGCAGATGGAACGAGATGAAGCCCCACAGACTGACGTAACTGACCGCCGAGCGATTCTTGAGCAGAGTTTAGAAGCGGCAGAGCGTGGCGAACCCATTGAACCCGTTGCCCGTGACGGCAAAGGGCGTTTTGCTACGCCAAAGGCCGAGGAACCTGCTGACGAACCGCAGGCAAATGAAGAACCGCCCGTCTGGAAGCGTCCCCCGGCGTCATGGAAAAAAGATTTCCATGAGGTTTGGCAGAAAGCCGACCCCAAGATGCAGGAATACGCATGGCAGCGCGAGGAGCAGATGCGTGCGGGCGTAGAGCCGCTGCTCTCCAAAGCGCAGTTTGCCGATGCGATGCAGGAAGCCATCTCCCCGTATATGCAGACGATACAGGGGCTTGGCTTAACGCCTGACAAGGCTGTGGCTGCGCTGATGGACGCTGACCACAAACTGCGTAACAGCGACCCGCAAGCCAAGTTGCAGTATTTCGCGCAATTAGCGCAGTCCTACGGCATCAACCTCGGTGCGATGCAAGGCCAGCCCGCCCAACAGGGTCAGGCAGCACCGCAATCGGTTGATCCGATGGTGTGGCAGTTGCAGAACGAATTGAACAAAGTCCGTGGCGAGGTCATGGGCTGGAAACAACAGCAGGAGATGGTGGAAAACCAGACCCTGCTTAACGAAATCAACCAATTTAGTTTGAAGGCCGAGCATTTTGAGGATGTCCGACCGGCGATGATCCAACTCCTACAGAGCGGGATGGCGCAGACGTTGGATGAAGCCTATGAGAAGGCCATCAGACTTGACCCTAACTTGTTTGAGCAGGTGAGCAAGGCCCAACAGGCCGAGATCGTTGCCAAGCAAGCCAAAGAGGCCAATAAGGCTGCGAAAGCGGCCAGAGCAGCAGCGGTGAGTGTCAGAAGCGCCACACCCGGCGTGAACACGGCTCCCAAGGCGGCAAATCGTCGCGCACTCCTAGAGGAAGCATTTTCCGAAACAGAGTCGCGTTTGTAATTAACTGATGAAGGAGTAATCAAATGGCATTTGCCAACTCAAGCATCAGCGACATCATTGCCACGACTATTCAGAGCCGTAGCGGTGAACTCGCTGACAACGTGACGAACAACAACGCGTTGCTTCGTCGCCTCAAGGAGCGCGGGAACGTCAAGACGTTCTCGGGCGGTAACGTGATTTTGCAAGAAATCATGTACAACGATCCGACCACCAACAACACGAATTCCTACTCGGGATACGAGGTGTTGAACGTCGGCCAGAACAGCCCGATTTCGTCGGCGCAGTTCAGCATCACGCAGTACGCTTCTGCCGTGACCATTTCGGGTCTGGAGATGATCCAGAACTCGGGCAAGGAGGCCATCATTGACCTTCTTGACGGTCGCATGGAAGTTGCGGAAGCCCAGCTTGCTAACCGCATCTCGGGCGACCTGTACGGCAACGGCACCGGCAACGCGGGTAAGAACCTCACGGGTCTTGCTGCGGCTGTTCCCGATGACCCGACTACCGGCACCTACGGCGGCATCAACCGCGCTGTGTGGTCGTTCTGGCAGTCCAAGGTGTTTGATGCGTCGGTTAGCGGCTCGGGCGTTGTGTCGTCCACCACGATTCAGGGCTACATGGACGCTCTCGCTGTCCAGCTCGTTCGTGGCACCGACAAGCCTGACCTGATCGTTGCTGACAACAACTACTACCGTTATTACTTGCAGTCGTTGCAGGCCATCCAGCGCATCACCGAGTCCGGCTCGGGCATGGCTGGCGCGGGCTTTGCCTCGCTCAAGTACTACGGCGCTGGCATGGCGTCTGACGTTGTGCTGGACGGTGGTATCGGTTCCTCGTCGTATAACAGCGGCGCTGGCAACGCGAACCATATGTGGTTCTTGAACACCAAGTATCTGCATTTCCGCCCGCACAAAGATCGTAACTTTGTGCCGATTGGCGGCGAGCGACAGGCCGTTAACCAAGACGCCATTGTGAAACTGATCGGCTGGGCAGGTAACTTGACCTGCTCGGGCGCGCAGTTCCAAGGCGTGTTGATTGACTAAAGGGAGTAACGCAACATGGCTATTTCTACGAGTAACCTCATCGGCGTCTCCCTGACGTACACCGACACCTCGCCCTCGTTCAACGTCGGTACGACTGTGAACTTGGACGACGGCGGTCAGGCTGTGTATGTGCAGGCGGCGTCAACCGTCAGCACTTACATGGCGGTGTCCGTGAAGGGCGACAACACCGTTGTCCCGTTGACCACGACCAACTCGGCCAACAGCAAGGTCATTGGCTTTGCGCAGGCTTCCATTGCGTCGGGTTCCTACGGTTGGGTGCAGATCGGCGGGAAGCCGGTCGTGAACCTTGCCGCATCGTGCCTCCCGGCTGTGCCGCTCTTTACGACGGCTACGGCGGGAACGCTTGATGACGCGACGGTAACCGGCGGTCTGGTGATGGGCATCGTTGCCCTTACCACGGCGTCGGGTGCTACCGCTCTGACCTGCGTTGCGGGCTACCCGCACGTTGCGACGGGCGTCGTGGGCTTCTAACGATGCAACCTCTGGAAATCACGGTTCAAGCGGCGGGTACGGCAGAGGAACTCTGTTCCAATATCCGCTCGGCGCTTGGCCGTGGTTTACCAGAACTGACCCTCGCTCCCATCAAGCACGATGGCAACATGGTGTTGGTGGCGAGCGGGTGGTCTATGCCCGATTACATTGACGAGATTAAGGCGCACCGCCGAGCCGGTCGCCCGATTGTGGCTATCAAGGCCGCACACGACTTTCTGGTGGAGAACGGGGTTGAGCCTGACCTGTGGGTTAACCTTGATCCGCGTGACCGTACAAGCGGCATACAGCGGCTGAACAAGCACACGGTGTATATGCCCTCGTCGCGCTGCCCACCGACTACGTTTGATTACCTTAAAGATCACAAGGTGCTGCTGTGGCACTCATGGGCAGAAGGCCCAGAGATGCAGGCCATTGGCCCCGGCAAACTCGCTATTGGCGGCGGCACCACATCAGGACTACGAGCCATCAATATCGGCTACATCCTCGGATTCCGACACTTCACGCTATACGGCTATGACTCTTGCAACCGTGCTGACGGCGTAAAGCGGTTCACGGGCGACAAGGCAGGCCAAACCATAGACATCTGGGTAGGCGGCCCGACCGGCAAGAAGTTCAACTGCAACCTTGCTATGGCACAGCAGGCCAATGAGTTTCAGAAGATTTACGAGGTCATGGGCGATGTCAACATTGAGGCCCACGGCCCCGGTCTGATTGCAGAGATTCTGCGTGTCAGGCGCGAACGCGCGATGGCAGCCTAATGGCGATCCCCTCCCGAGTGTTGGGGTCGGGCGTTAACCAACTCTCCACGGTATCTATCTGCGGAGACGGTAACGCTGCGGTGACGGCTGCTGGCACCTCGGCAGGCGATGCTACGACGCTGACTTATGTCTACAACAACGTCACAACGGTAGGCGCGGGTGCAGGGGTCAAACTGCCGCCGACCGAGATGGGCGAGACGATCATTGTCAAGAATACGAGCGCAAACCCGTTAACGGTGTACCCATACGACGCGGGTAGCAGCATCAACAACGTCGGGTTTGGCACGATCAACCCTGATTGCTCGGCCTTGTTCTTTGCCGTAAGCAACACGCTTTGGGAAGAACTGCAAGGCTTTGGCCGCTCGGTGCCAATCCTGCACTACGGTGCGTTTAGCGACACCACGCTGCAAACGGCGGCATCCATTGATACCGCTTACGGCATGGTTTTCAACACTACCGATAGCAGCAATGGTGTGTCTATCGGCTCACCGTCCTCCCGGCTTGTGGTGGATAACCAAGGCGTCTACAACGTGCAGTTTTCGGCACAGTTAGACAAAACCTCGGGCGGCGCAGGCAATATCTACATTTGGTTGCGTAAAAACGGCACCAACGTCGCCAACACCGCCACCACTATCGCCATCCA